ATCTGTGACCCGCTCGCTCTGCCCTGATCCAGTTCCCGCAGTGATGGCGAGTTGGTGCGTGGAGTTGTAGGCGTCACTTGTGCCGCTTGCGCTGGCGTCGAGATAAACCCTATCTGACATCGCTCGCACGACATTTCCTGTCACATCAATATTTGCTGTGCAATTCCCCTCGCCTATAGTTTCGGCGCAATAGTCGGCCTCAATATCAATGAACTCGAAAGGCTCCTGCCCTAGCTTTCCTTTTTCTGTGGCGTATGTCACAGCGTCCCCTCGATATCAAGAGAAGCATCCATGTACAGAGTTGAGGAATAAACCGGCCCCCTCACTTTTCCGTCCTTAACATAGGCGAAAACAGCCTCTGTTGGGTGGTTTGTGCTATCCCATGAGAACACGAAAGGATAAGGAGTTCGGCAGTGGTCTAGGAATGGCTCCCAGTCAGAGCGCACCCACGCGGGTGTTAATAGAGTAAGGTTTATACTTCCTGCAATTCCTTCGCGGATCTTTGAGCCGCCGAGGAAAACACCTTTCTCGCTACGGTATGTCGTGAGGGTTGTCTCCTGATTCATGTTGGGCGGCAAGAATCCAGGGCGCATACCTGTTTGCAGGGTTAATACATCTCCAATCTGAATTCCTGAGACATAAGAAACACCAGTAGTCGTTACAATCTTGCAGCGCCAATCTGCCGCACTTGTCGATGCGAAGCTGAAGAATAATGTGCGGTTTGTGGTAGGCGCTACGGCGGTTGCCGCATCATTCCAGATAGTGCCGCCATCAGTCGAATATTGCGGTTGCGCACTACCTCCAACGTCTGCGAGATTATGCCCCCACACAGCCATATAATCAGCGGTCTTTGCTGACACGAAAGAAGCCCTAAGCCAGCTTGTGCCTAGTGCGCTCTGACCCCATGAATCATATGATAGCCAGTCGTAGGCGTTTTCCTTTGGATATCCTGCTGCCTCATCAGAGGCGCTCACAGTAACGCCGCTAGTGGTGAAGAGGTTTTTGTATCCGATTTTACCGGCCATCTTACACCTTTATGGTTGTGTCGCTGCCCATATCCGCGAGGGCTTGCGAGATAGTCCTTGCCATTTCCCGCGCCGCTTCGCTCATCGGATCGAGTCCTGGCATTGATATTGTAACCTCTTTTTTCGGTGTTTGCTTCTCTTCTGCTGATTGTTGTTGCGAGGTATCTTCTGGCCTGAAAGATCCAGCCGATGAAGTAACGCCACCCCCGCCGCCTTTTCCGCCGCCTCCACCCCCGCCGCCAATAAGGCTTGATGCGAGACCTCCGGCGAAAGTCCCAGCAACAGTTGCAGCGGCAGCCTTAACCCATATCGGGCCTGGTGTGTCTGCAAATGCAGATAAAACAGCTTGATTCACCCATGTCTGCGCCTTCTTCGCTGCGTACTTTTGGACTATATCAAGCGCGCCCTTTCCGCCTTTCTCTGCCCATTCAGTACCGATTGCCGCAAGAGTAGCTTCTGATTTCGCTTTGTCTTTGGCCGCTTTTGCATCCATCCTTGCGCGTTCTGCTGCTGCATCGGCTTTTATCTGCGTGATAGTATCCTCATATTCAACGGCAGCCTCTAAGCGCAACTCATTGCGCTCGTCTTCCGTTCCGATATGGTTTGCCTCAAGCTCATCTAGTAGCGCAAGTCGCTCTGTGTATGCCATCAGAGCTAATTCGTTCTCTGTTGCTAATTGCTCCTTTATAGAATCAAGGCGCTTTTGTAGGGCTTCTTTCTCTTTGTCTGATAATCCGTCTTCTGGGATTGTTTGGAATGCAGGCGGTGCAGCACCTGTTGCAGTCGGCTCTGCTGTTGCGCTAATTGCTGGGGTCTTTGTTGCGGCCTCTTCTGCCAATATCTCCTTTATCCCTTTGATCCTGCGCTCAGTGTCCTCAAGCTCAGCATTTAATTCCTCTTTGCTGCCGTATAGCGCCTTCCTGAGTGTTCCATCCCAATTGTCCAGTGACTCAATCTTACCCCTGAGATCCTCTGCTTTAGACTCCATCTCCGCAAGTCTTACATTGAAGTCAGCAGATCCGCCGACCATAGCAGCGAAACCCTCTGCTGTTTCTTTTGTGAGGTCTACGATTCCGACGGTTGCTTTTACAGTCCAGCCTGCGAGAGTTGCAACACCGGAGATGAAGCTATCAAAGGATTCCTTAAACGCTGGATCACTTACCAGAGTGGTAAACTCATTTATTGCAGCGGTCGCACCTGGTAGCCCGTCGTTCTGCACCATCAATTGCTCGAATGCTACGCCGAGATTAGAAACAGCGCCGCCGATGTTCTGCATCTGCCTTTCAGCAGCACCAGCAAACTGAACATCACCTATGCTTCTAAGGTATCCCTCAATGGATGCAGCTTCTTTCTTGACTGTGGTTGTAATGCCTTGGAAGGTGAAAGCGACATTATCACCCTCACTCTTTGACTTGATACCAAACTCTTTGAGTCTTTCAAACTCGCCCGTTGCGGCATCGGCCACGGCCTCAATAGCTTGATTAAGGTCTTTGCCCATCGCGCTTGCGGTGTTAGCGTAAGAGACCATTGCAGCCTGAGAAGGATCAAGACCAAGGGCTTTTAGTTTGATGAATCCCTGCGTTAGTTCCTGAACACCAAAGGGCATGTCAGTCACGATGCCGTTAATCATCGCCATAGCTTTGTCGGCTTCTTCTGCCGATCCAGTGACGGTGACTAGGCTGGATTTGAGCTTCTCAAACTCGATTGTCGTTCTGAATGTCGACGTGATGAGAGCGCCAAGCCCTACAGCGGCAATGGCCCCGCCAAGGGCAGAGAACCCAGAAGACAACTTGCCAGTGGTCTTTTCTGCCCGGTTTCCTTCCTTTTCGAGACGGTCTAGATCGCGTATAGCGGATTTAATATCACCCGCTTCGATCTTGATTCCTAACTCTGCTAGTTGCGTCATTTTGCGTGTCGTCTCTTCATGTCTATTTCTATCAGCGCCTCAGCCTCGAATGGTGAAAACTGAATGCCTGTTATGCTTTGCCATGCTGCTAGTGCTTGCAAATCAACGTCTTCGGTGCCTATTTTGATGTCCCAGTAAAGCCGCCACACATAACCAGCATCCATATCCAATTTGGGAGCGTTATCGATTAGCTCAACATTGATAATCTTTCCCTTTGACGCCTCTCTATCCTTGATCTTCTGCCACTTTTCCAGCCTTGTTTGCTTTTCTCCCTTGTCGCGTCCGTGCGCATGGAAGAACCATTCAGCAAATCCGCTCAGTCCTTTGAGTTTGGCGGCATAAAATTTTTACGTTTTGCCAGCCACTTATCTACCCTTGCCGCCTCATATGGCCTAGTGCGGTAAAACTCTCTTACCTCGTCCCTATCAAATTCCTTCGGATTGCCATCATCTCCATCGACATTTTCCCAATCCTTAACGGCCATAGCCAAATAATCATGCCTGGCACGTTTTGATGGCTCTCCTGATGCGGCGGCTTCGAGAGAATCTCTGTTGATCATCATCTCGATTTTCTGCCACGTCTCCGAATCAGGGCCAACAACCAGAAACTTAATGTCTGATTTTTCCCCGAACTCATCGCACACATCCATCCACGTCCCAGCCTCATGCTCATCAAGCGTCGGCCTAATCTCAGATAGTTTCATGTGTCACCTTATGCCAAGGTTGAGATGGTCAGAGCGCCATTGCCGGTGAAGCTGAACGATGCCGTTACGATTGAATCCAGCGTTACGCTCTGCTCAATACTGGTGATGGTAACAGTGCCGTTGTAATCCTTGTTGCCAGTGCCTGCGCCCTCTGGGATCAAGTGCAGCTCAACGGATGCGCCTACAGTCATTGCGCCCTGGCCGGTGGTGTCGCTGTCATCCCAATAACAGGAGACAGATCCGCTCCACTCGGTAGTGCCGACCTTGTGAGATTTCCATGTATCGCCAAGGACGGTATCATCTGCCGTGGTCGCCGCCTGAGTGATGGAGAACTCAGTGACCTCTGCTACCGTGTTAGTGCTTACTTTAACCGTTCCCAAATTGCCGATTAGTGTCGCCATTGTGTGTTACCTCTTCGTTGTAAAGGATAGATAGTTGATATCGACCGGGATCTGGTACCAGTCGCCGTTCTGTACTGCTGCCCCGATACTCACCGTCACACAGCGAACCAGCCGCCCGTTGTATGTCAATTCAGTAACAGGCTTAAAATGGTTTGCTATGTTATCTGCCATCACTACTGCTGCGCCCTTTCCTGTGCCTGTTGGGGCGAATACATCGACCTGATATACGCCTATGTGCTCATCTGTTCCGGTAGCGCCTACAGTAGCCCCTACGGTGTCACCTGGCAGCATTGTAGCCCTTAGCCATAGTGTGCCTATGGTTGGCTCGTATGTGCGATTAGGCCACGCTACAGGCGGCAGGCTTGTCATAGTGCTGAGTTGGCCATCTAGTGCTGCTGAGATATCCAGGAAGGAGCTCATGCGATATCACCTAAGGACTTCTTAATAATCGCCTTTGCAGCCGCGTCAACGGTGCGCTTGAATTCTGCCGCTGTGACTTTCACCATTCCTGCCGGGGCCTGTTGACTGCTGCCGTTTTCCAGTTCCTCGATGTAAGGGAGGTTATTGGTGATATAGACAGAATCACCAATCTTTACCTTGTTTATCTCAGATGCAGCTTCTGCAATGGTCGATGCGCCTCTGGTGTCTGTGTCGTCTGTAGTGAACATGCGCTGATTGTTCAACTCAACGTGCCAGTTAGCCTTAGCTCTGCCGGTGTCAACAGGAGTGCGCTTGATAATCTTTGACGCCATATCAAACGATACTTTCTTAACCACAGTGTTGTGATTCTTCTCAACTGCATCAGTGAATTTTGAAAGATCGCCGGTAAAGCTCATTTTCTCACCTGCACATAGTAGGCGGCATCGCCACCTTGAACGCTGATAGGGCGCACTGACATTACCCGATAGGCTTTAGACCTGAACGTGACATTATCAGCAGGCTCAGGGGTAGTCGTTAGGCTTTCAACCAGTAACCGAATATCCCCCTGCAGCACCAGTGTTCCATCAATCTCTCCCACCTTATACGGAGACGGATGGCAATAGCCGCCGAATGATGAGGGGGTTGCGCCAGATGTAACACCTGTCACAGGGTTAAATGTGCCAGCACTGGTGCGGGAGAACGAGACGATCTCACCCTTGTCGGTCAATAGCCGATTGGCTACGGCTTTCATGTTGGTTAATAGTGTCATGCTCTAACCACCTTGCCGCCTGACCACACAAGCTCAGCCACAAGCCGCGTGACCTCTGGGAATATTGGCTGTTGCCCTGCTCCATCCATATACTCAACTTCGATATCTCCGACCTTCTCACGCTTAACCTGAGTTCCGCGCGTTACGGTTTCGGTGATGGTCGTACCGTTGATGATGAGGTACATCACCTCAGCAGTAGCACGTTCCAGAGCAACAGGAACGGCATCTAGTACATACCCGCTATTGTCATAGGCTCCATAACGCGGCCAGTCGAGAGCCTGAGTACCTGTTAGGGCTACTCCACGCCATCTTGAGCGGCCATCAAGCCATGCTGTGGCCTGACGTGCTGCAATCTCTTTTGCTGCCGTTGCAGCAGCATCCCACGCGGTCACGTCGGATTTATATGCGGCGATATAGGTATCAGCATTAGCGACGGAGATATAAGACTCTGCGGTGCTTAGTCCTGTTCCGTCTTCAACAATGAGGCTCATACCTATATTTCCCCTTTAAAAACTGGGAGGGCGAACCCTCCCGGCTTAGTTACTTTTCGTCTTGCTCGGCCTTTTCAGGCTTTGCAGGACGCCCACGCTTAGGCTCATCACTCTTCTGCTTGTCGGTGTACGCGCCGGAGCTGATAAGCTCTTTAACGTCCACCGCTTCACATTTGAGCGCTTCACCAGTCTTCACATCGTAAACAATTGCCATGACGTTACATCTTGGTCAGGAAGCAGTCGTAGTCGATGCTAGGAGT